AAGGAAAAATAGATGCAGAGCGATTACTATTATTAGATAAAGAAGAAAAACTAAGAGTAGATGGTTTAGCAGCAAGGCTAGCTGAAAAGTCTATTTTAGAAAAACAAAAAGGTATTTTAATTGCACTTGAAGATAAAGAAGGCAACTTAAAATATAAAAAAGAAGAAATACTTAAACTTGATGAAGAAGGCATTAAAGACTTAATGGAGAAAAACAAGTTAAGTATGCAAGAGTTAAACGCAGCTGAATCCGCAGTAGAAAATGCAGATACAGAACTTAAGATTTTAAAACATCAAAATGATATTCTTAGAGAACAACTTGATATAAAAGAAGCTCTAAAAGATTTAGCACCTAAAATGGAAATCTTAAAGCAAGAGGAGAAAAATCTAAAGATGGCTCATACTCTTGCAGTACTACAAGAAAAAGCAGATAAAGCCACAGGCGGAGGACAGTTCGCAGGAATGTCTCAATATGGAGCAGGCGGAATAGTTGCTCAAATGAGAACTAATGCTCAAAACAGGCATGGTGCAACTATTACAGGACTTCAAAGTCAATCAGCAAACTTAACCTCACAAATGGGAGCACTCAAAGGTGTCGACACAACTGCATCTAACTTTGATGCAGGCACAGGAGTTTTTGTAGGAGACTTAACTGAAACTCAAAAAACCTACAATCAATTAAAACTACAACAACTTGCGATCGAACAACAAATAAGTGTAGAAACTCTCAAACAACAAATGCTAAAAGATGTAGAGTCTGGTGCTGCAGCGATGCGAGAGATTGAAGTACAGAAAGAAGGATTAGAGATAGCGAGAGAGCATGTAGGCTCTATAAATCCTGCTTCAGCAGCTTATCACGCCTTTGTAGCACAAAAGAAACAAGAAGGAGTAGAGTTTGATGAACAGCAACTTGCAATTTTGCAAGACCAGTTTGTTGCAATGGAAAATCTTAAAATAGAAACTGAACTTATGAATGGAGTACAAGATGTACTAAAAACTGGATTCCAAGATATGTTCGTCGCTATGATAGATGGAACAAAGTCATTTAAAGACTCTATGAAAGACCTAACAAGAAATGTACTTATGCAATTAGCACAGATGTTCTTACAAGCCGCAGCACTAAAAGCTATGATGGCGTTCTTCCCTGGTATGGGAGGAGCTGGAGGTTTCATGGACTTTATGGGACTAGGAAGTGGAGACAGATATGGTGGCGAAAGAACAAAAGGATATGCCCATGGTGGTATAGCAGATGGGCCAGAGGCTGGTTACATGGCAAAACTACACGGTAGAGAAGCAGTTGTACCACTAGGAAATGATAGAAGTATTCCTGTAGATTTAGCAGGTGCTATGGGTAATATTGTAAATGTTACTGTTAATATGAATGGTCAGCAATCTAATACTTCTGTAACTGGAGGAGAAGGTCAAATGCAAGGACTTGGAAGAGCAATCGGTGGATTAGTACAACAGCATTTACAACAAGAAATGAGGCCTGGTGGATTATTAAATCAACAAGGAACTAAAGGTAGAACATAATGGCAATAGGATTAGTACAAAAGAATAATAGTAATATAAGTGGATTCTCCGCACCAGTAGTTTTTGATAGAGGAATTGTACAGACTGCAAAACCAAGAGTATTGAAAGCACAGTTTGGTGATGGATATGAGATGAGAGTTGTTGATGGTATAAATAATACACCACGTAGTTGGACACTAAATTTTAATAATAGAACAAAAGCAGATATAGATAACTTATATGATTTCTTTAATACTCTAGCCTCTGTAGATACTTGTAAATTGACTGTTCCTTTCGACGGAGGCGAGAGTACTGCAGTTGTAGTTATAGAAGATTACAATAGAACTTTAGCATATGATGAATACTATTCTTTAAGTTGTACAGCACGAGAGGTATTTGAAGCATGACACAACCATATACAGGTACTAATAATGCATTGGTTACTGATTTACAAGGCCAATCTCAAACTAGCGGTTTAATAACTGTTTTTGAAATTATATTACCAGAGAGTGATATTGGTGGGCCTGGTATTGATAAGTTATACTTTCATGATGGGGCAAACGGAACAGCAAATATAACATGGTTTAGTTTACTAGATGAAACAAATTATGGGTCAACTACTTCTGGACACTACGGACAACAAACTTATAGTGCGTTTCCTGTAGAATCAGAAGGTTGGGAAGTTAGAGGTTCTGGTACAGGGTCTTTACCTAGACCTACTGTAAGGTTTGCTAATATCAATCAATTTTGGAGTGCACATTTAAGCGACTATGATGATTTAGTAGGAGCAAAAGTAATACGAAGAAGAACTCTAGAAAAGTATTTATCTACAAATCCTCCTATTGAATTTAATAGAGATTGTTATTACATAGAAAGAAAATCTAGAGAAGATGAACTAATGGTAGAGTTTGAATTAACATCTGCCTTTGATGTACAGGGTATAAAACTACCAAGAAGAAGTGTTATTGCAGCACGCTGTCCTTGGAAATATAAAGATACTGACCAAGGTGGCTGTGACTGGCCTGTTGATAATAGGTATACTATTGATGGCACAGAGCATACACTATACTTTGATAAAGATGACCTTCAAATAACAAGTTATTCTACTTGGGGTAATCAAAGCAGTTCAAGTGTTCGTACTTCAACACTATATGATGATAGAAGTTATAGTGTAGGAGATTTTGTAGAATACTACAGACCAATAGGAGGCTTGATAGCAGCAAGTGCTGTTACTTCAGGGGCTAATGTTACTTATACTGTAGCAAGTGGTCATGGTATAGTTGTAGGAGATTTTGTTATTGCAAAAGGCTTTACTGATGAAGATGCAAACTTCAAAGCAGTTCCTCTTTATGTTAGTGCAAAATCAGCAACTAGTATTACAGTTCAAAATCCAAGTGCGACTATAACATCATCAAGCGGGTTCTTACAAGCAACTAGAGTTACTTTATATAAATGTATAACAGCTCATGAGCTAGGAGAAACCGATGCAGCAGATGACATTGTTAGACCAACTAATATATCTTATTGGGAGTTTGGAGATGTTTGTGGTAAAAGACTAACTTCTTGTGCAAAAAGATTTGGACACGAACCTGCTAATGTAGGCGGTACTGGTGTTACAAATGTCATAGTAGATAAACAAAATAATACAGTAGGCGGAGGTTCAGGATATAGTTCAGCTCCTACTGTCGTTTTTAATAACTCAGGAACTAACGGTTCAGGAGCAGCCGCGACAGCGGTTATATCTGGAGGTAAAGTAATTAGGGTAGATGTAACTACTGCTGGGTCAGGATACACTCTTGCTCCTACAGTATCATTTACTGGTGGCGGAGGCTCTGGAGCAACAGCAACAGCACTTATTAACAATAGGGGTACAAGAAATGTATCTCTACCATTTGGAGGATTCCCGGGAGCAGCGCTTTACTAATGATTGAACCAGTACTAGAAGATGTAAAACAATACGTATACGAGAATGTAGACATAGAAGCTTGTGGCTTACTAAATATAGAACGTGGACGGGTACGCTGGCACCCTTGCCCAAATGTAGCAGAAAATCCAAAACGTGATTTTATTATTGACCCTATAGACTATAGAAGAGTTTCACAAAGAGGAGATGTAGTAGGTGTGGTACACAGTCACCCTGGAGAATCACCACAGCCAAGTATTTTAGACCGAGCTGCGTGCGATAAATTAGGAATTCCTTGGTATATTTTTGGAGAAAATGACGAATGGATAAAATTGGAACCGAGCGAAAATACTTATGATTTACTGGGAAGACCATTCGTCTATGGCGTCTATGATTGCTTCACAATCTTGAAAGATTATTTTGAAGCAGAAAATATAAATATATACCCATATGAGTATGAGTGGGAATTTTGGGAAAAGGGAAAAAATCTCTATTTGGAGAACTTTGAAAAAGAAGGTTTTAAGAAAGTAACAGATAATAGTCTACAGGTTGGCGACGTTATTTTAATGGCTCTAAATAGTGACATTACCAATCATGCAGGAATATATGTAGGCCGTGGAAAAATGCTACATCATGCACCAAACAGATTATCGTGCAGAGACAACTATAATGGGATATGGAAACAAATAACTAGAATGATAGTTAGACATGAGAGTATGACATGAAGAATATAATACTAGAAGGAATATTAGGAGAAAAGTTTGGTTACGAATGGAAACTAGATGTAAACTCTCCAGCAGAAGCGCTTAGTGCAATTATGGCACAGCGTCCCGCTATGAGAAAATTTTTACTAGACTCAGAAGGAATACAAGGCTATGAAGTTTTTATAGATGACATAGGTTGTGAAGTTCCAGAGGAGTTAGTAATTAGTAAACCAGGAGAAGGCAGTTATACTTTTGTACCAGTAATTGGTGGGTCAAAAAACTCTACTCTTATGATGGTACTTGGAGTCACTCTAATAGCAATGACAGGTGGATTTGCCGCAATTGGAATGACAGGAATGACTTCTTTCATGGGTGGTACTCTAGCAACAACAGCAGGAACAGGTATTGCAGCAGGTACTCAAGTTGCCGTAGCAGCTGGTACTGCAGGGTCAACTCTTACTACGCTTGGTGGAGCTATGTCATACTTAGGTACAGGGCTACTACTTGGTGGAGCTGCAATGATGCTTGCCCCAGATGTTCCAGACGGAAACACTTCCGAGAAATCAGAAAACTACTTATTTGGTGGGCCAGTCAATACGGTAAAACAAGGAGAGCCAATACCTCTAGTTTATGGTAGAGCTATTGTTGGTTCTAAAACTATATCAGCTTCAATATTTACAAACACATCAAGACAAAAACTAACAGCAGGAAGAAAAATGGTTGGTATTAAAAACTTCAGAACAGACGGAAGTAAATCAGGTACTAATGCTATTGCTCAAAACAATAGTGGATATGAATGGCTTGGTAACATCGGTAATGGCGGATACATGTAATGAAAAAGAATCAGCATTTAATATCTATTCGAGGCTCTAAAGGAAAAGGAGGAGGCGGAAGTACGTTTGAAGC